GTAGAGAGCGTGAGCAGGACCGCTCGCGACGTTGCCCCGCGCTGTCGAAACGCCGCCTAGAAAGCCGGCTGAATCAATCAGACGCTCATAGGAAATTCCGAAGGCCTGTTGCTGGCCATACCGCAGCCCCAGGCCCGAGCTGGACCGCCTTCCGGCTGAAGCTGCCCCTGCCAGCCGGTCCAGGCCCCAGACGCTGCCACCTGCCGCCAAACCCGCCACAGCGGTGCCAATGCCGGTCCAGCGCATCAGGGTGTTCACAGCACCGCTGATATTGCCGTAGACGCTCTTGGTGCTACTGGCGATATTGGACCAGTAGGTGGCGGTGGTGCGGGTGGAGGTTGCCAAGCCCTCTTGGACGCCCAGGAGAGACTTGAACGAGTTGTTGAGCTTCTTGCCGAGTTTTTCGCTGTCGGCACCGCTCTTGGCAGCGCTCTCCTTGTACTTGGAGTAGAGCGCGTAGAACCTCTTGAACTTCTCGTCGTCGACGGGAATTTCGAGGATTGGACGCTTAACTGCCATCATTCCCTCCGTGCCGCTGCGGCGATCACGTCGCGATTACGGAAGGCTTGAGCGGTGCTCCATGGCGAGTTGAACCGCCCGAAGTACTCCTCGAAGCCTTCCTCTATAGCCCACCCTAAACTGGTATGGACGATGGAGTCTCCGTCGCGCCAGTATTCGCGGCCAAGGTCGAGGTCGGCAATGAACGAGCGTACTCCGTAGAGTCCAACGAGGTAGTCAGCACGCCAGACTGAGCCACCATCTCGTACATCCCCGGCAGCTCCCTCCGGCCATGGACCCAGGAGGCCGAGGTAAAAAAACAAACGTAGTTCTTCACCTCGTCGACATCACCTGAGGAGAGCCATTCACCCTTCATGGCCTCGTAGAACGGGACGGTTTCCCATCCACGTTCGCCTGGCACCACGACGTTGGTGAGCCGCCAGATCTCGTTGAGCAACGTCTTTTCGACGTCCTTGAAACGGTCACCGTTGTCGCGGATCGATTCGAGCATGGCGTCGTGCACAAGCCGGGTGCACTGGGCTGGTGTCATCCCGTCCATGTAGAGGCCGAACAAGACCTTGGAGATGAAACGGAAGTGACTCTTGTAGATCTCGCTTGAGATAGGCGTGTGGTGGATCGCTACCACGCTGTTGTCATCACGCTCTATCTCAAGCACCAGGTTCAGCTTCTTGTCGATCTTCATGACGACCCCCAGAGTCGGTTTAGAGTGTTAAGCCCCGTCCCAGAGGCTCGAATTGATGATGTAGTAGCCGCCGAAGGTAACCATGTAGCCGGCGTCTCCACCGTTCATGCGAAGCTCAGCGACGTTATCGATGCTCATGTTGATCAGCTCAATGGGACCGAGGCCACCGGCCTGGGTGTCGGGACGCAGCGTGCCACCGCCGAGGATGCTGTTGGTCTGCTTCCGCGTCTCGTAGAGTTGTGAGAGGTTCTGGGTCTTGAGCAGGTTGGCCCTCACAATGATCGGCTGGTAGGGCTCGGGGCTGTTGACGATGCCGGTCATGGTCGGGATACGCCCGGTCGCCTGACCCTCGAAGGAGATGCCAATACCCTCCTGTCCGAGAAACGGCGGTGTGATGTTCAGGTCCGAAGCATCGATCCAGATAAGCGATGCACGGAGGCGGTTCAGATTCCCCTGGGGAACGCGCGGGTCGGCCATGTCTATTCTCCCTTAACCGGCCACAAAGTCGGTAACATTGATGTTGATGGTGATGCTTTCGAATCCGCGCAACGGTGTGAACGTAACGCTGAGACCATCGTACTTGCCGATGCGATAGTGGCTCGGGTTAGAGATGGAGTAGGGTACGAACGGTACAGCGTTGACCACGACGTTGCCGGCGTAGGTCCCACGATCCAGCTCCAGCGCGAAGTCTGGACCGTTCAGCTCGGTCTGAATGACTTTGCCCAGGGCGAGGCCGTAAGTGATGGCGCTGCCGCCGACACCTGCCAGGACCTGCTGCAGGCGGTTGATGCCGTTCTGATCGTAATACAACGGGTTGATCGGTGTGTTCGACCCATTGATGATGGCGTTGGCCACGAACAGCGCGCCGTTGATCTGCATCCAGTCGACGCTGTACCAGTAGTTGAATGGCCGTCCATCCTTGACATGCCCCCAGAGAAGCATGGTGTTGGTGATACCACCCTCGGCACCAGTGCCGACGTAGTTGTCGCTCGACGTTTTCAGCGACGACAGCCGCGCTGCATTGCCCTTGATTGGAAACTCAGTCACGCCATAGAGATAGCTGAAGGCAAACGGCGTCACCTTGTTGGTCGTGCTCGGATCGTAGTTGAGCGTGACCCAGAAGTCAGCAGCGTGATCGAACTGTGCTGCTGGAGGAGGATCGGAAACATAGAGGCTGGCCACAAGCACGCCTTGGACGCTGTCGGCACCCGGATCAGCAGGCACAGCGTAAATGAGCGTGCTGCCAGTCGTACCATTCAACGCCAAGAAGGTACCGTTGTATCCATCTGGCGTGAAGCCGGTGCTGCTGAAGTACTGCCCAGGGATGATGCCGTGAGCGCTCGTGGTCGTGAGCGTGACTCGACCGCCTGAGTAGGTGGCATTGGTGATCACGTTGGTGGGCCACGCGCCTACGAACGGGGCTTCGACGAACGCTTCGACGCACTTCATCGTGGCTTCATAGACGCCTCTATTCTGGAGCGACGTCGTCACAAAGAAGTAGGTCTTGGCGGTCGTGCTCTCGAAGCCTCCGAGGAAGGTCAGGAAGGTGCTGTCACCGTCCCAATTGCGGGGGACGAGATAGCTGTAGAAGATCTGACCGTTCGCCGTGATGAACGCAGACAGGTTGGCCACGCCAGTCGAAGGCTCGCCGGCACCAAGCTCCAGCACGTAGACGCCCTGCTGGGCTCCCTGCGTGAAGAAGGTCGTTGCCATCGACACCAGCTCCGCGCTGTTGCGCGGAGTGTAGGTGCCTGCCGTTGTCTGAGCGCCAGGATTAGCAGTGAGATAGTAGGTGAACGTGGCAGCGCCGGTAGCCATCGCAAGGTAGGTGCCGTTGTAGGCAGCAGGCACGACGTCTGCGATGGTAACGGTGAACTGCTGACCCGCAGCGATGCCGTGGTTGGCAGCAGCCGTCGCCGTCACCTGGCCACCAAAGGTGGAAGCCCAGGCGACGGAGGTGAGGCTGAGAGGCGTTGCCAGCAGCGGCGTGAGATCGCTGAGCTGGGTGAGTAGACTGTACTCACCCACCCCAAGCGTGGTGCCACCCTGGCTGATCAACGCTCCCGTCTTCTGGAGCGCTGCCGGAAGCGGAGCCTGCGTCTGGGTGACGTTGACGACAACAATCGGGTTAGCCATCTAGGCTCCCTCCTTCTGATTGAGGTGAGTCTGATTAGCCTGCTGCGACCGCGATGCCGCCAGCAGCGTTGGCAGCCGGACCAGTCACGTAGACGGCCTGACCGGTGGCAATCTTGGTTGCACCGACGCTCATGGGGTTGTTCAGCATGAGCGAGGCCGACGCTGCCCAGGAGATGGCGACCGTGAGTGCTGTCGCGCTGCTGTCCACACCGTTGAAGAACATCGGGTTGAACATGAACTGCGCTCGGTCAGTGCCACCAGCCAGTGCCTTGATGTGCAGGTTGGTCGCAAGGCTGGACTGCATGCGGAAGATCGGATCGTAGAACACATTCCGCTGACCCTGGCCGGCGCTGTTGACAAACTCCAGCGTGGCGTTCGCGTTGGTGGCGCGTGCCACCGTATCGAGGCCGAAGGTACAGCGGTTGAAGATGTTCTCGCCTTCAGCACCGATGATGAGGCTGCGCATGCCGGCCTGAGCCGCTGCCGTCGAGTCGGCACCGCCGTTGAACTGGACGTTATCGTAGTAATTGCGACCGCCCAGCGCCTGCCAGCAGATCTGTGTCGTCGCCGACGCAAAGCCGTAGAAGGTGCCGACATTGATGAACTGACAGCCTTGAGCGGTGACGTTGACGAGCGGAGTGAACACGCTGCCACCTCCCTGGATGCTGGCGCGGTTGTTCTGGCTGCCTGCGTTGACGCCGATCAAGCTCACACCGTTCTTCGCCCAGGTGAGTGTGGCTGTGCGCGTCTGCGTGCCCCGGAAGAGAATGGCATCGCCGTTGTTGGCGACAGCAGCCTCGTAAGCGGGATCGAGCGAAGCAAACGGCTTGCGGAAGCTGCCGTTGCCACTGGAGTCGCTGCCGGTCGTGGCGTTCACAAACAACTTGTTGCCAGGGAACTCCTGCGCAACGAGCATGCCGATGTTGTTGGCCGGCGCTGCGATGGGGCTGCCATTGGGCTGAATGAAACCAGTAAAGAGCCGTACGTTCTGGGACATTTGATATCTCCTACGGGGTTATAACTTCGCTACCTACGATATACGTGGGTACGCACGACTCGATCAGCTGGCGGGCTACATCTCTCACTACCGCCTGATTGTAACTGACCTCGAACACGATCCGCTTTTTCTGAGCAATCGTGTCTAGCTCGTTCTGTCCTTCTTTATCGTCAAGGACAATTGGTATGTTGGTGACACCGAACAGCTCGGTGTCCAGGGAGTACTGCAGCATCGAATAGAGCATGCTCTGAGCGACGTCGTTGTTGCAGCCATAGAGGGTTAACCCTACTCGCTCCTTCGCGAGCGCATACTGCGATGTCCTTGGTCCCAGCGTTGGCATGCTCTGCATACCCTCGGTGTCAGTGCCACTGATATGCACGGCCACGTAGGGAGGCTTACGGTTGTCAGGCACAAGCATCGATGGAAATAACGTCACCAGTGGGCGTGGCACAGGCACATGCCAGACAGGATTGAAGCTGTTGTATGCCAACCAGATCGGTAAGCTGTTGGAAACGATCAACTGACTGGTTGCCAACGTACGAGGATCGTCTACCACCTGCGTCGACATAGTCGGATACACCGCGTACCCGATGTAGTGCCAAAGGTTAGCCTGACGATAGTAGCTCCCTCGACTGCTAAACGCGAAGCGCACGGCGGTGGTTGATGCTGGAGCACGCGAGCTACCTGGAATAGGACCGTCGAACGTAGCGATATAGAGCAGGTCGGGACCTATGGCGTTCAGGTCTTGGATCGGAACCTCAGACGTAAAAACCATCCTGTTAGCCGAGTAGTTAGCAACCTCCGTTTGTCGGCTGTCGGTGGCGTAATGCAAACTCCCCTGGGCGATAAAGTTCGAAGGAGGTGTCACTCCCTGAGGCTGGCCAAGCATAGCAGCGTTAAGGGCCATGGAGTTGATGAGAGCCGACTCGCTCAGCGTCGACGCCTTCACCCAGAACGCGTACCCGTCAAGCGGCAGTATCAAACGCACGTACAGATCGAAAATGATCTTCTGGTTGTACGACAGCGTGTCGACGCCGGCCTTCAGATCAGACCCTATGGGAGTCCTGGCTGTGACTGCTTCTTCAGCCGTAGCCATTATGCAGGTCCGATATAAGACCAGCCATGAGCAGCAAGGTATGCTGACGTGAACGCGACACGACGACCGTTGCCGAGGTACGGCATCCACGTCTTCGTAGACAAGCTCCACAACATACTCATTGGCTCAGCCTCGTTTGGCGGTTGGAGCATGTGAGCACTACCTTCAACGGCTACCAGAGGAGGCTCGCAGTCAGCCGCAGCTGCCATAGGAGACTCAGGTATTGGCGGTTGGCCCATGCGTATGTATCCCTTACCGGGAACGAAACGATAGGCTGAGGGGTTCTCGATAACTTCCCTGAGAATTGTCATCAGTCGACCCATGCTTTGAATGAGCCTTCAAACAGGCCCGTATCGATGAAAGAAGGTCTCGGCGCGCGTTTGGCGTAAGGATGCTTGAAGCGCTTAGAGTGGCCTTCGAGAGATGCTTGGGTGGGGACACCCGGTATCCCGAGCGACTCCATTTCTTTTTTCATGAGAAAATCTCTGAAGCGCTCCTCGATCTTGGAGCCAGCTTCGCCCAGGGCGTCAATGCTCGTGGGAGCTCCCATGTCGATGTTTTCAATTGCACCAGCCAAGGAGTTAACCAAGTCCTCAGCAATCTCGTCACCATGAAGCTCGAAGAAAACCTCCATGATGTGATATTTCTCTTCCAGGATTGCAGCTACGTCACCAGTGGTGCTGCTACCCATCTGCTTAGGCTTGCGACGACCGGCCTCGCGGTAGGACGCACCATCCGCATACGGCAAATCCATGACACCCAGGAAAAGAGTGCTCACGATATCCCCCATGCGCTCGGGCCGAAGTCCTGAACTAACTCAAGGTATTGTCGTCCCCACGGCGTCTTCAGCCTCTGTAGGTCGCTCAGGGTGAGCGACTCAAAGGCCTTCGGCACCACGAGGCTCACGTTGGTGGCCTCGTCGCCGGTGCTCTGGACCACGCCCGACGTGAAGCCGCTCAGGTTGAGCGTGGTCCGCATGCAGGCAAAGAACTTCATCGGAGGGTTACTACCTTCGATGACTTCTGCACCAGGCAGGTCCTGAGCGTAATTGACCAGGCGGTCGCCGGCCAGGTTGTAGACGGCGAGACCATAGATCGACGTGTACGGGCTGCGTGGCGCGCAGACAGCCTTCAGCTGCTTGTTGACCGTCGCCAGCGCGACCTGGTAGCTCCACTGGATGTACACCGAGTTGTCCGGCAGCAGGGCACTGTTGATACCCATGATGGCACGGATGAACTCGATGTAGCAGGCGACGGTCGGACCCATAACTAGCGTCGCTTGCCAGGGCCTTTGGCGGTACGCTCGGTGCCAGGCGTTGCGACGTCGTTACCTGATACGCGCAGGCCTTCGGCCACCGGCTTCTCGTCGCCTTCATGAACCATGCCGCCCGACTTCTCTTCGATGAGCGTGGTCTCGAAATTGTCCAGGGTGCCAGGAGCGGCTTCTTCCATGACCTGGCTGGAAGCGAGAGCTGCCTGCTGACGCACTTCGTCGCCGCGCAGCTTGAGCACACCCTTGTTGTGATCGAGCACGCGCTTGATGGCGGTCACCGGCACAGGCTTGTCGACGCTGAGGATGTAGGGAATGGTCGTAGCGTAGGAGCGCTTGCTGCCGATCTCATCGATCTTGATCGAGCCGTACTTGGACATCTGTTCGACGATAGAGTCGACGTCCTGCTGGGCAAGGTCCTTCGGAACTCGCACCTGACGACCGCGCGCAATGTTGAGCTGAATGTTCTTGGTGACTTCGGGGACGCGCAGGTTGGCGATCCGATTCTGCATGGTAGCGTTGGCGATATAAAGATTCACGGCTTCCCTCCTGAGGAATTCGGTTTGTGAGAAAACCCCAGGGGATGCTCCCCTGGGGTTCGCGGGTGGTCTGGAGCTGCTAAGCTCCTAGAACTCCATGCTGATGATGGTGATCGCCTCGGGGCGAACGCCCCAGCCCGAGGTGAGACGCCATTCGAGCAGCAGGTCGGTGGCACCACCCGGCAGCGGAGAAGTCAGCTCCTTGGGGGCCGCCATGTCGGCATACATCGTCACGCAGGCGTCGTTGCCAGGCGACACACGAGCGAACTCGTTAGTATCGATGCCTTCGACGTTCTGCTTCTCGACTTCGGGCATGGTGATGATCACCGCGTCCGTTCCGCCGTCGCCCTTGCCGATCAGCGTGTCGTCATACGACCACGTCAGCATGTCCTTATTGCGCTTCAGGATTTCCTCGAAGAGGCCCTTGGTCGTTTCGCTGCCGGCTCCGGTGCGCTGGAACTGGCTGAGCTGGACGACGTCGGGGTACTCGAGGAGGCCCAGGATGCGCTGGGGACCGAGGATGGTGAACTTGCGTCCGATGCCGAGCTGGTTGGTCCGGCTCTTCATGTTCAGCACAGTCGTGAGCAGGAAGAACGCCATCTCGCCGTTATCGTAGGTCTGAACGGTGTCGTTACCGTTCGAGTCGGGCGGAAGGTTGATCGCCGTGGCACCTGCGCAGTTGAGCAGGCCCTCGCCGTTCTGGGGATTGGCACCGTACAGCAGGAGGTTGCGAGCCTGCTGGAAGTGCGCCTGACGCAGGCCGCGACGGTAGAGATCGGGCAGCGACGAATTCCAACGCGCAGCGGCGTTGACGTCGTGATGATCGTACTCGGCGCGGTTACGGAGCAGGTAGGTGGGAGTAGACAGCTGGCTGAACGCGATGTTCACGCCCGGCAGCTGGTTGTAGGCGCTCTGGCCGCCCGCGATGGAGGTGCGGAGATCGACGCGGCTCATGTAGACGTAGAGATCGTCCTCGGCGAGCCGCACGCGCGGCTGGCCCCCTTCGAGCGTATCGAAGGCACCCGACGCCTGCGCGTACGGGAGAACCAGTCCAGGCTCGAAGAAGTTCGGGCTGACCTGGACGAATGCGGGAGCGTTGACAGCCATGTTGGCAGCCCTTTCCTAAATAAGGATGATCGCTGCGGCACCATCACGGTCCCACGTAGCGAATCCGGTTTCAGAATCGTAGTCGACGATCATGCAGTTGAAAGCCTGCACGCGCAGGATACGGCACGGGAGAGCTCCGCCGCCTGCTTTGAGGGTGCCCAGGACGGTGCTCGAACCTGGATCGACCAGCTTGACCGCGACGAGGGTGTCGGTGGCCGTGCCGGTGATGGCCACGTAGGTGCCGTTGTAGGCAGCCGGCGTGGAGCCGCTGATGGTGAACGAACCGCCGACATCGACCGTGTGATTGGTCGTCGTCTGGAACGTCACCTGGCCGCCGCCGGTCGACGCCCACGACTGGGCGAGCAGCGCGTTGGCCGGGAAGGCAACCTCGTACTGCACCAGCATCTGCGCGTCGTACTCCCACGAGACCGGCGTGGTCTCGATGTCGTCGCCCAGGGAGAGCAGGGCCGCGTCCATCTTGACCGCGACACGTGCGCCGGAACCGAGGCGATAGAAGTTGACGTTGCCGCCAGCCGACTGCAGCGGCACCGGCGACTGCGGCGTGTTGATCGCAGAGTAGTTCTGATCGAACACACTGAAGCCGCACAGGTTCTTCGCCGTGCTGCCACCGGTAACGTTGGTGGCACGACCGACCTTGGGGCCGAGCATGACGTCGGGCGTCGTGGCCGGCGAGCCCTGCAGAGCCGGCACGTCGGCATAGATGCCGACACCACCCCACATCGGCAGCGTCTCCGTCGTGGCCAGTCGGCCACCAGAGAGGCTGTTACGGATGGCCGGGTCCGGCCAAGCCGTACCCTGCATGAGGCCATCCCACTGGACGCCGAACGTACCCGGCGCGTTGACCGAGACGTTCGGATTGATCGTAATTCCGCTCATTTGATGATCCTTCCTTTCTGGAGGGCGTTAGCGATTGGAGCCGGGCTTGGTGCCCTCGAAAGAACCCGCTTGCAGCGGGGGCATGAACGAGCGCATCCACGAGATGGGCTCGCCGATCCACTTGGTCTCGTTGTGGCCGCTGTCGAGGCGAACCGAGACCTTCTGCAGGCGACCAGCCGGAACCTTGGCCGGATCGCTGGCGCTCTTGAGGGCGTCTTCGAGCACCTGGCTCTCGATGCCGGCGAAGATGCCTTCGTCCACAGCGGCGACGCTGATCTCGGCTTCCTTCCACCGCTTCGAATGCGGCTTGAGGTCGACGATGATGCGCTTGCGATAGTCGATCAGGCTCTCACCCGGTCCCGGTCGAGGCGCGTTGCCACCCATCGCAGCGTAGACAGCGTCGGCGCGGGCCTGGACACGACCATAGCTGGCAATGTCGGCGTCGGGCTGACGAGTCTGATTGGCGACGAGGGCCTGGAGAGTTTCGAGCTGCTTCTTGATGTCGATGCCGAGGCCCAGGGCCGCAGCTGCGTCAGCACGAGTCTTCTCGTTCTTTTCCTCGTCCTCGGTGTCGGCGAGCTTCTTCTCGCTCTCATCCTCGGCGTCCTTGCGGGAGTCAGCAGCCTTCTTCTTGGCGTTTATCTCGCCGGCCTCTTCGAGCGCGTCGCAGTACACCTTCTCCTCGGTGTCCATGCGCTCCTTGAAGTCCTCATTGGACTCGCCGTCCTTGCGCTCGCCAAACTTGAAGTTGTCGGCGCGACCGCGTGCGTCGGCACGAGCCGCTTCCTCCTTCTTAATGTCGTCCTCGTCCATGCGCGTGGCCAAGCGGCCAAGCGTGGTGCCGAGAGCCGTCATGCCCTCGCTGAGGCCTGCGAGCTTCTTCGCGTCCTCAGCACGTGCGTCGTCCATCATCTTCTTCAGTTCTTCAGCGGTCATGTCGCTGTCTCCTCTGGTTGCAGTTACGCCTACAGGATCGCCACCCTTGTCCCAAACCCCCTGCCAACAGATGGCGATATGATCCAGCAGGCCGGGTTTTCCTTCAATCAGGAACTTGTGACCGTCGACTTCCGACATGCTGCCGGGAGCCTCGTGCCATACGACGCCAGGGCTGGTGGAGAGCGTCTGGCTCTCCATCATTGAGGCTGCCTTGTCGTCGTATATCTTGGCAATGGCCCAGACCTCAGTGCCCACGATGTAGGGCAGAAAGACGGTGCCGATGCCTCGGTTTGCGAACTCCTCTGAGTCCACCATCATGCCCTCGGGATGCTCCAGCACCACCGGGAGGCCATTGCAGCGGGCCAGGAATTCGTCGTTGAGATAGAAGGATGGATCGCGATAGACATATTCAGCGTCACGCTCGATGAGCTTGCCACTGAGTGTATCGACCTTTGTGCCCTTCTTTATGTCGTCCTTGGTAGCCTTCGCACCCAGCTTGCGGCTGCGGTAAGCATACTCAGTGCCGGTGATACGAATAGCAAAGAGCGTGAACTTCTCGTAGCGCTGGGGACTGCTCAGCTCGCCATCGCGGATGGCCTGCGCTACCTCCAGCTCGTTCATGTTCCCAGCGCGGCGCAGTGCAATGGCGCAACCAGGATGCAGCGGCTGCGGCGGGCTGCCCAGGGGAGCCCATGCGTATCCGGTGTGCTCGTCGCACAGGATAGGGGTGAACTCCTCGACATCTTTTTCAATGAACGTCGTGAAGTCCACCTGGTCGGGCGCGATTGGATCGGCTGGCGGTGATGCCGTTGCCGCGTTGTGGATCGCGTCGCCCAGAGTCTGCGGAGTCATCGCCTGCTCAGGTGCAGGGGCAAGCGCACTCGTCCCTGGGCTAGAGGCGATGCTGCGGGTTAGATAGGTGAGGTTCTTCTCCTTGGCCTTGTAGCCAGCCTCCTCAAGCGTCTCGCGAATAGCTGCGCCGATGACGTCTTCGCCATCCTCCACACGCCCGCCTGGCACGCACCAGGTGTCAGGATAGTCGCCACCAGGCCCGCGCTTCAGAAAGAGAGCGTTGCCCTTGGTGGAAACAAGGAGAATGCCGGCAGCACGAATCATTCAATCACCAAATAGAAGTTTCCACCGAGCTCGCGTTTTCCAACAACAATTTTTGCATCAGAAGCGCCAACAACACCTGGAGACTTATAAACGTCTCCAATCGTATGAGCCTTGAAGATAACCTCAGTGACTTTGACTTCTTTTTTGTTGGCATCACCCCGAGCCTTCGCCTCAACCGCAGCATCGAACTTCGCTCGCGCCTCTGGATCGGTCGGGGGCGTGAGGCCAGCGGGGATGGCGTCGTCACGCCCCCGATCCAGGTTCGTGAGCAGCCTGCCTTCCCACAAGTCGTCGCTCACCTTGCCGACACCAGGAATTTCAATCGGAGGGCTAAACTTGACACGATACATTTTGCCTTCTTTGGCAATGATCATGCCCTCCTTGCCATAGAACTCCTTCATGCCGCCACTGCTCTTGATGCGGACGCGGGTGCCGGAGTCCATGGCGTCACCAACAGCGGTGATAGAGGACACCGCAGGCGTAGCGGACGTGAGGGTTTCGTCTCCAGCATCAGACCTCGCAACCAGCGCCTTCGCGGTCTTGCCAAGGGTGTTGAGACTGGCGATCATGCTGTCGAGTGTATTCACCTTGGGCTCCTGTGAGTCGGGCCGACCGTACCCGGTCCAATGCTTGCCGGCTGCGATGTTGTCTGCGGCAGCCTTGGCGCGTCGCATGGCTTCGCTCTCGGTCTTGCACCAATAAAACTTTTGAGCAACGCGGAAGATAAACGGCGTCGACACATCCTCAGGATCGCTCGACTTGTGGACCGTGATCCCTTTGCCGAAGTCTTTAATAAGGGTCTCAGACATGTCAATTCCTAACGGTAGAGAGAGGTGATATCGGCTGCAGCACCGCCTGCAGCGATCACCAGCAGGCCTTGTGCGAACGAGGCTCCGTTCACTCCAGAAGGGATGTTCCCCTGGGCGAGCGTGCTATAGGTGCCGATCAGGTTGTAGAGCGCGTAACCGGTGTGCACGCCACTCTGCGATCCACTCGTGTTCACAGCTGCACCGCCAGCAGAGGAGCTGACCCGGAAGGTTCCGGCTGTGAGCCCGGTCGCGAGGACGTAGTACGTCGTCCCTGCAGTCAATCCGGTCGGCAACGCTCCAGTGGTCTGGAACTTGATGCGTTGGCCAGCGCTGAAGCCGTGGTCAGCCCAGGAGATGACACCGGGTGTGGCGATGGTCATCGTAACCGTCGCGCTCTTGGCGTCCCACACAGCTGCGCTCGACGTGGTGCCACCGGTGTTGACGGTGAGCCCACTGAACACGCCCGAAGCGTTCTTGGCCTGAAAATATCCGTTGACCGCCATGTTCAAAGGCGTGCTGCCAGCGATCCAGACCGGAATAGCAGCAGCCGGATTGCTTTGTGCGTTAGGGTAGCCCACTAGAGCAACCCGGCGCGACGTGCTATCGCGAGCGCGGCTAGCACAATAATGAGACCCTGGATCAACTGCACGATGAGCGGCTTCACAGGCAGCTTCTCAGCAGCCCATAGGAAGAGGCCCATAACGATCAGGATCAGAATAATAACTACGATCAAAGATTCCATCAGGCTGCCCTCATCGCTGCTATTGCGTTCGGATATTCCATCTCAATTCTCCATCTTTGCTTTGGCTGCAGCCAGGGCGGAGCGACCCTTCTCGGTGACCATGGCGTCGGGCAGAGCCCTCACGCTGTAGATGTATCGATAGAAGCAACGGCAGAACGGGAACTCGCCGGGCTGCTCGATCTCATCGGTGTACTTCGAGCCGGCCTTCTTGACGTAGCCCTTCTGCATCGCCCAGCTGTCGCGTACCAGATAAGGCAGCTTCTCCGATTCAATCTCGCGGTCCTTGTGCTCCTTGCGGTAGTCGTATCCAGCCTGGTGGAAGTGACTCCTCCACACCGCTGCGATGGCACCGCCGCCAACCGCGATCACGCTGTTGATCGCTGACTCCAGCTTGTGGCCCTGGTCAATCAGGACACGGCGCTCTCGAAACTTGAGGCCGCTCAAGCTCTTCCTGATCTTCTCCGACTCTTCTCCACTCTTCTGGTCGGTGCCACCCTTCGGAATGGACGTGGCCCAACCATTGAACCGGCGCATGGTGGCCGCGATCTCCTCGTCGCGGTTCAGCTTGATCAGCGAAGCGTTCGCCATGATGCGGCGATCCAGCTCAGCCCTCAGCTGAGGCTTCATTCTATCCAGCGTGAACTTCGGCACGCCTGGATGCTTGCTGAGCACCCCACCCTTCTCGATCATGCGCTTGTAGATCGCTTTCATGGCGTCGGCGATCATGCGTTCCATCTTCTGGGAAGGCGTCATGGATGCGGCTGCGGCAGCACGGAGCTTCGCATCCCAGTACGCCAACGCCTCGGAGCTGTCGTATCCGTTGGAGCTGAAATACGCCATTGCCTCCTTTAAGACGGAGTCGAAATCTTTTTGATCGGCCATTAGGACCGCCTAATCACCTTATGAGCAGCAGCCAGGCTATCACAGTACGCATCGACTGCGTCCTTGATCTTAGCGCGAGCGCATTCAGATCTACCCCAATCACCAACGATGCATGCAGCCTGAAATTGATCCATGCCCTCGGAGAAGATGTCCTTGGCACGCGATGCCGATGCTACGTCAGCAGTCACTTGCTCCAGGCTACTGGTCACTTCACAACCTTCCGATGCTCATCGAGCTTGACCACCGCGCCTCTCAACAGCTCGATGGCTTTGCCAACACGCTCGGCACTGTCGCCACGCATGCCAAAGCCTTTAACCTCACCGTCCTCGCCACCTTCAGCAGCGGTCTGAGCAGCGTCCTTCTCGGCCTGGACGGCGTCGTGGGCTGCACTCGCGATGGCTTCATAGTCGAGATTCAATGGCGACGTGAACAGCGTGCTCATCTCGTTCACGTTGTCAGCTACCCACTGCAACACCACAACGGTTTCATCGCCGTCCAGCTTCTGCCCCAGGAACAGCTCGGCTACAGCTACAAGCGCACGAAGCTTGACGTCATCGACCTTGACCTTCTCGCTGTCGGGCTCGGTGATCAGGTTCGGCCACGGAGACACAAACGAGTTACGCCAGGTGTAGAAAATATCCTCGTAGGATTTGTCGCCGTACTCCTCGGGGAAGTCCTTCTTGATGGTCTCGACGAATTCAGGGCTCCAGGCACGGTGCTGAACAATCTTGTCCATGAGCATGAACAGCGGGTCCATCTTCTCACGGATACGGTCAACGTAGCGCGCCTGGGCACGAGCGTCCTCGGTGCCCTCGCCGAAGCCCTCTGCGAAGCTCTCCTCGGTCAGCATCTTCGCCGGCATCGGCACCGCTGAAGCAGTGTTTTCGATGATGTTGTGGCGGGCCAGTTTGAACGGCTCGGCCAGGTTCTTCAGGTCGATGGACTCGATGGAGTCGCCGTCGCTGCCGACGCTGATGACGTTGCCGACCATGGCCTCCTTGACCACGTTGCGCTTCAGGCCCAGGGCGGTCTGCATCATCTCCGTAATGAAGGACCCAGCCTGCTGAATCTTGGCGACCAGGACGCCGGCCTTCACGCTCACCATGTCGTCGGTGATCATGGTCTGGACGAAGCTCTTGAGCGGCAGCAACGCGCGCTGGTACACCGACCTGCCAGTGAAGCCGTACGTGCTCGACTGGAACACGATGTACATGGGCTTCTCGTTCATCATCACGCAGGTCCGGCTCTTGTGGAAGGTCGAGCCATTCACCCTGATCTCGGTGACGTTCTGAAACTTCATCGACAGTGGGTTCTGGTCGAGGACGAGGCTGCCGGCTGTGTTCAACGGGTCGTAGACGTTGAAGCTGATGCTCTGCTTGTGCAGCTTGGCGAAGTCGAGGGGCTGCTCGTTGCGAACGCCATCGGTGAGCACGGCCAGGGAAGCGATCCCGTACACCCGGCTCTGGCTCATGACGTTGAAAATAACGTCGTCGGCACCGATCAGCTTCCACTCCTTTTCAAACGCCTCCTTGACGCGGTCGCCGGGCGAGTCTGGCACCTCGATATCGCGCTTCTGGCTCATCGCGATCTCGATGGGCTTCTCCGCGATCTTCGCGCCGAGGGGGTGAAATAGGTAGATCTGCTTGCACAGCTCGTAGCTGGGCTGGCTGCCTGCGCTGATGTCGTCGGCCATCAGCATCAGCTCGAACGCCGTGCCGATGCTGCTGCCCTTGACGGTGATGGTTGCCATTAGGCTCTACCCTCGCACGGCTTGGCAAGCAGCGAACACGCCTGGCCTTCCATTGCAATTGCCTCGACAGGCGCACGATGGCTGATCAAGCCTAGCGCCTGGTCGCAGCGCACCTGCTCAAGAGCAGCCTCGTATAGCGTCCAGGTCGAATAGAACCTGGTGTTATCGCCCAGGAGGATCGAACGGAAGTTCATGCTGTTCTCTCCCTTCAGGATGATGCGGCCCGCTCGACGTTCACTCGGGCTAAGGATGGTCACGGTCGATGCCACTCAGAACGCTGCGCGAGCAAGCGTCTGGGCCTAAGGGTCGCCACCGCTACAGAAGCGCCTATCTCTATCCACCCAACCACATCATTTCAGCTTGCCATCGGCAGCATCGACGAGGACCGGTGCGCTCGCCATACCACTCTGGGTTTACTTGGTAAGCAGTGTCTGTCGATGGCAATTTACTTCTTCCCTTTCGCATCCTTTGCCTGCCCGAACATAAGCAGGTTGGCGTAGCAGAAGATATCAAACAACTCATCTTCGTCTAGCGGCGTGCCGTGGCCTACGCGGAACTCCGTCACCTGCGTGAAGAAGTGGTTGGCCGAGCGGCCCTTGTAGACCTGCGTCTTCTCGAACGCCTCGTCCGTCATCAACATCATGTTGTTGCTGACGTATCCGCTACACGACACCGCGCGGCCCTCTTTGCCCATCGCAGTCATAGCGCCTGCTATCGGCGTCGCCCGCAGCTTCGAACGCTGCGCTTGCTGGAGCAGTATCTGCCCCGAGTCCTTGTCCTCGATCAGTGCACCCAGGAAGCCATTGCGCGCTCCGCAGCGTCGCGCCAGCTCCTCACCGCGTGCCATTACGCTCGGCAGCCAACCGATCAGCAGGTCGGCCTCGACCTGGCGCAAGTCCCAATCGAGCACGAAGCCCTGCGGCTTGGGGTGCATGCTCAGCGCGAACCATCCCGTGCCAGTGCCGTCGCGCTTCTTGCCGGTCTTGGTCGCAGTATCCATGATAGCCAGCACGCCGTCGCAGCGCGTAGGCATCGGTACCGGCTGCAGCTCCTCGCCTACTTGGCGAAGGATGTTTGCCCTATTGAAGAAGAATGCGCCCTCGCGGGCACGCGCCATCTGCTGGTACTGCGTCGCCCAGGCATGCTCGCCTGAGGTGATCTTGAGCTTGCTCGCTTCCTCTGGCCCGATGCGCTCGGGATGGAGTAGCTCGCCTTCCTTCGTGCGCGGGTCGGTGAACCACTTCGTGCTCACCGTCGTGCTGCGTACGTACTCCATCGGCAAGATCAGCTTGACGTACGGCAGTCCCAACTCTTCGATCACACCGCACAGGTCCTTCGGATGGAGCCGGTGCATCATGATCATCAGTGCATCGAGTTTCTGATCGTTGAGTCGGGATGTGGCCGACTCTCTGAACATTCGCGTCGTCCTCTCAAGCTCGGCGGGGCTCTCGACCATTTCGGTCGAGTGCGGATCGTCGATGATCAGCCTATTGCCTCGGCCTGCCGTTAGACGACTGAAAGGGACAGCCTTACGGCCTCCCTTCATAGTGTTCTCGAAGTCGCTTGCGTCGTGGCGGATGAGCTTCACACCAGGCCACAGCGCCTGGTACCACTGGCTCAGCACCAGGTCGCGGTGCTTGCGGCTATCTCGCTCAGCGTATCCGGCTTCGTACGAGGTGGTGAAGTACCGCAGCCAGGGTTTCTTCGTCCACTCCCAGGCCCCGAACATCACCGAGACCGTCGTCGATTTCATCAGCCCAGGGGGCATGTTGCACAGGAAGCGTTGAATCTCCTCGTCGTGGATGGCCTGGAGGTGCTCACCGATGGCGTCGACGTGCCAGTTGTGAAGATACGGCGTGCCAGGCTCGATGACGTGCCAGGCCTCTTTGACGAAGCCCGAAAAGGTGTAGCAGCGCTCGCGCACCGCAGCGGCGTTGTCGGTGATCTCCTGGAGCCGGTCCAGGCTCTCTTTCCGCTTAGCCTGCTCTAGCTCAATGCTTTGTCGCAGCTGCGAGAGCGCTTGCAGCTTGGCTTGTACGGGCAGCGAGTCTGGCGAGGTCATCATCGCTCATGTCCCCCAGATTGAGCGGCGACAGATCAGGATTGGATACAGGCTGGATCGGCTTGCCGTGGCCGCGCTCCAGGACCATCGCCGCTGCAGTCAGGCGCACGTTCGGCTGATTGCCGGGGTTACGCATGATCGCGAGTATCGTTGCCATCGCACCACGAGTGTGCTTTCGCGCCATATCGCGGAGGTCAAGCA